ACAACCTACCTGAAATAAACACAGAAGGAAGTATTGATAGTACTGTATCTGTTAATGATGCTGCAGGTTTTAGTATTGTGTCTTACACAGGGAACGGAACAAGTGGAGCTACTGTAGGACACGGGTTCAGTTCTGCTCCTCAAATGATTATTGTTAAGAATAGAGATGATGCGGATAAATGGGCAGTTTATCATAGTGCTGTAGGTGCTACTAAATTTTTATCTCTTAATGAAACTTCCGCTGCTACAACTTCTTCTGCGTATTGGAATGACACAGCACCAACTAGTTCGGTTTTTACTATAGGGGCAACATCTCCAGTAAACTCGCCAAATACAGAAGACTATATCGCCTACTGCTTTAAATCTGTAACAAACTATCAAAAAGTGGGGAGTTATACGGGGAATGGTACTTCTGGAAATCAAATAACAGGTTTAGGTTTTGAACCAAGATTTGTTATTATTAAAAAATCAAGTGGAACTGGAAGTTGGTATATGTTCGATAATGCAAGGACTACTGGTGTTTATTCAGACCAATTAGTGGCAGATTCAAGCGCAGTAGAAGCTACAGGAACGTATGTGGACTTCATATCAGATGGGTTTCAATTAGATACTACTGCTAGTGATTTAAATACAAATAACGAGACATTCATCTACCTAGCAATAGCATAATGGAGAATATAAAACTATATGGCATAAATTTAGCAAACTAACAATATAACTTTTTATGTAATAATAAATTATAAAATAAAATTAAAATTATGAATTTAATTAGAAAAATAAGTGTAGGACAAAACTACAAAAATGATGCTATGCATTATTCCGTAGGTCAAGAAGTTTACGGAAACCATATTATATCGGATATACTAGAAGAAAAAGACAAATACTGTGTTTACATCAAAAAGCACGAAGAAGTTTTATTATGGAAGTCTTTCAATAAAAACATGGGTATATCAGTAGAATATAATTTGGATTATGAATAGTATATTTGATTTTATAGTCAAACCATTAAATAAAAGATATAATAACACTAAAGAAGTAAACGGTGTTAATTTAATACTAAACACAGACTTAGCAGACCATAAATATGTTTCTAAAGAAGCTGTTGTGGTAAGCGTTCCTAAATATAACGTTATAAACGTCAAAAAAGGTGATAAAGTAATGGTTCACCACAATGTGTTTAGAAGGTTTTACGATATTAAAGGTATTGAAAAAAATAGCAAGAGTTATTTCATGGGAGACATGTACTTTTGCGGTATTGATCAAATATACTTTAATGTAACAAATAAAACCTCTATAAAAGGGTTTTGTTTTGTAAAGCCTATAGAAAGTACAGATGAATTTAGTTTGGACAGCGAGGAGCCTTTAAAAGGCGTCGTGAAGTACACAGACAACAGCGAACTAGTTGCTAAAGAAGATTTAATAGGTTTTACGCCTGAATCTGAATTTGAATTTGTTATAAACAATGAAAAGCTGTACAGAGTACCATTAAAATCAATTGCAATTAAATATGAACGAAAAGGAACTGAAGTCGAATATAATCCAAGCAGGCTACGCAGCGGTTGAAGAGTTAATAAGAGTTGCTGAAGAAAAAATAATAATTGGTGACCCTGAAGAAGACTTAGCTGCTGATAGACTTAAGAATGCTGCCGCTACAAAAAAGTTAGCTATATTCGATGCTTTTGAAATATTAACACGTTTAGAAGCAGAAAAAAACATAATGGACAATAAGCCAATAGAGAAGTCTACTGGTTTTAGTGGTTTTGCTGAAAAAAGATCTAAGTGATGTATAAGCAGACCTTAATAAAAACCATAACGCCTATTAAAGAAAATGTTATTAAAAGAAATAACAGATTAAAAAAATGGAAGTATGGTTATAACAAAGAGCACGATATTGTCGTAATAAGCAAAGACGGAACAATAGGTGAAATAGTTGAAATACAAAACTTAGCTATAGCACTTCCCACTGCTCCTAAAAATATTGTAAATAAAAACGATAGATGGGAAGCAGAACCTATTCCTAAAGAGCTTAAATCAATAACAAGTATATTTGATTGGGAAACATATCCGGATTCTTTTAAAAACAATTGGTATGCATACATTGATACAGAGTTTACCCGACGCGAAGAAGGCTTTTGGTTTCGCAACAAAGGTAATCCTACTTATATCACTGGTTCTCATTACATGTACTTGCAGTGGAGCAAGATTGACGTTGGGCAACCAGACTACAGAGAATCCAATAGAATTTTTTATATCTTCTGGGAAGCTTGTAAAGCGGACGAACGGTCTTATGGAATGTGCTATCTTAAAAACCGCCGATCAGGATTTAGTTTTATGTCTTCAGGAGAAACCGTGGCTCAAGCGACAATTACTTCGGATGCACGGTTCGGGATATTGTCCAAATCTGGATCTGATGCTAAAAAAATGTTTACCGATAAGGTCGTACCTATATCCGTCAACTACCCGTTCTTTTTCAAACCAATCCAAGACGGAATGGACAGACCGAAAACAGAACTCGCATACAGAGTACCAGCATCAAAGCTTACCAGAAAAACCATTCAAGAAACAAGTGAAAGACAAATACTAGAAGGTCTTGATACAACTATTGACTGGAAAAACACAGGTGACAATAGTTATGATGGTGAAAAATTAAAACTATTAGTACACGATGAATCTGGTAAATGGGATAAACCAGACAATATATTAAACAACTGGCGTGTTACTAAAACAACGCTACGTTTAGGAAAAAGAATCATAGGTAAGTGTATGATGGGTTCAACATCAAACGCTTTAGACAAAGGAGGGGAAAACTTTAAAAAGCTTTATTATGCCTCAGACGTTACAAAACGAAATCGCAATGGACAAACTAGCTCAGGATTATATTCTTTGTTCATACCTATGGAATGGAATTACGAAGGATACATTGATTCTTATGGATACCCTGTCTTCGATACGCCAGAAAAACCCATACTTGGAAATGATGCATATGAAATTGATACAGGTGTTATAGAGTTCTGGGAGAATGAAGTTGAAGGTTTAAAGAATGACACTGACGGTTTAAACGAATACTACAGACAGTTTCCGCGCACAGAAGAACATGCTTTTAGAGATGAAGCTAAAAACAGTATATTTAATTTAACAAGAATATACGAACAAATAGATTACAACGGAGATCTTAGGAGCCAAGGGCTAGTTACAAGAGGTAATTTCCAGTGGGAAAACGGTATACAAGATAGCAAAGTGATATTTGTACCTAACAATAGTGGAAGGTTTAATATATCTTGGATTCCAGCTTTAAATCTACAAAACCGCGTAATACTTAAAAATGGTATGAAGTACCCTGGAAATGAACATATAGGTGCATTTGGTTGTGACTCATATGATATTTCCGGAACAACAGACGGTAGAGGCTCGAAAGGTTCTTTGCATGGTTTAACCACATTTTCAATGGAAGAGGCTCCTTCTAACACTTTTTTCTTAGAGTATTTAGCAAGACCTCAAACAGCTGAAATGTTTTTCGAAGACGTTTTAATGTCATTAGTATTTTACGGAATGCCATTACTCGCAGAGAATAACAAACCTAGATTATTATATTATTTAAAAAGAAGAGGATATAGAGGTTACTCTATGAACAGACCTGATAAAGTTTTTACAAAGTTATCGGTTACTGAAAAAGAAATAGGTGGTATACCTAACTCCTCTGAAGATATAAAGCAAGCTCACGCTGCCGCAATAGAATCTTATATAAATAAATACGTAGGTTTAACAGAAGAAGGAACTTATGGCGGTATGTATTTTAATGATACATTAAACGACTGGGCAAAATTCGATATAAACAAACGTACAAAGTTTGATGCTAGTATTAGTTCAGGCTTAGCTATTATGGCTTGTAATAGAAACATGTATAAGCCAGTAGCGCAAAGAACATCAAAAGTTTTAAATTTTGGATTCACAAAATATGACAATAAAGGGTCAACATCAAAAATAATAAAATAAATGTCAAGATTTACACCAAGAGGAACATTCCCGAGCCAAGCGGTTTCAGATGCAGAAAAATCCAGCATTGAATATGGTTTAGAAGTTTCTAAAGCAATAGAAGCGGAATGGTTCAAAAAAGATTCAGGTACATCAAGATATTTTGCCAATAGAGATAATTTTCATAAATTAAGATTATATGCTAGAGGTGAGCAATCTATACAAAAATACAAAGACGAATTATCTGTAAACGGTGATTTGTCTTATTTGAACTTAGACTGGAAGCCAGTACCTATTATACCTAAGTTTGTAGATATAGTAGTAAACGGAATGTCAGAAAGAGTTTATGATATAAAAGCGTATTCTCAAGACCCTTCTTCAATTCAAAAAAGAACAAAGTATGTTGAAGACATTGCTAGAGATATGGCGGCTAAAGAGTTTCTTGACCATGTTGAGAACACTCTTGGTGTTAACGCTTACAAAACTGACAAAACAAAGTTACCAGAAACAAGTGAAGAATTAGCTGTGCACATGCAGCTTGATTATAAGCAGTCTGTAGAAATAGCAGAAGAAGAAGCTGTAAACAGTATTTTTGATTTAAACAAGTACGAATTACTAAAGCGTAGAATAAATTACGATTTAGCAGTAATCGGAATGGGTTGTACTAAAAATAGTTTTAATACAGCCGAAGGCGTTAAGTTAGA